CCAACGCGCTACTCAAGGCTGGAAAAGTAATTTCACCACCAAAGCGCCAGTTGGAATCAACGACAGACATGATGATGGAGTTGGCTGACCGCTTGGGCGAGTTGCCTGAAGACATAGACCCACGCGCTTGGGGGCATTTGTTGGTGTATGCACCAAAAAAGCAGTGGGTCGGCCTGACAGAGTGGGAGCGCGAGGCAATCGCGGTTGAGTGCGGGGCCATGTCTGCTGACTGGCTGGTGTTCATGGAGGCCGTGGAACGGGCTTTAAAGGAGAAAAACACATGACGTTAAACACTTTCTGGTGCGATTTATTTCATGGCGGTGGGCAAATCAAGCGCGACTGTTATGGCCGTATCAATTGGCAGTGTAGTAAATGTCTGAGATGGTCTGACCCTGTAGACATCCAAACGGAACGATTGATTACTGAAGCAGCCATCGAAGCCAAACTCAAGGAGAAGAACACATGAGCGATTCATACGATGACTACGAGGCCAAAATGCAACTTGCAGAACAGGCATGGGAACTACAAGAAGAAAGACGCAACTTCAGAACAGAAGTCTGGACAACAAAGGATGGGCCCGAGATTGCTATCAAAGATATGGAAGACAGCTACCTGTTCAACGCCTATAAGCATAGTCAGGATGGTTTGTTGTTCCGCGAAATGGTGCTTCGTTTGTTCGAAGCTCAACTCAAGGAGAAGAACAATGACAGGATTTAAATCAAAGCGCAAGATGGCGCAAGAGGACGATGACATTCAAGAGTACGTGCGGCCTTGGGTGGATCTGACGGCTCGGGAGATTGAACTGGCTTATGCAGTCACTATAAAAATCCGCAAAAAGGACATTATGCCTGGAGAGCAAGAAATGTTTGCAAGAACAATTCAACAGCTTTTAAGGAGCAAGAACACCCGATTGCAACCGGCGCGTATGCTCATTCGCGCTGGGAAAGTGCGCCAAACGCGGGCGGCAAATGCGTGGCTGCTGGAGAGACAGCACCTAACACATGAAACAAGACTACAAAGACCAAAAACAACCGGGGGCAACCATGCTAAGAAACGTGGGTTTTGCTATAATTGGGGCAGTTATTCTGCTGCTTTGGACATGGATGCCAGACTTTGCTTTGACTGAGCAAGAGTGCAAGAGCCAGAGCAAGCAAGCAGCCGTTGGGCATCTGTGCAACGGGCGTGAATCGAAGTAGAAGCGAATCGGTTAACACCTTGGACTCGCAGGTGTAAAAGCGATGAGGGGGCAAGTGGAATCCTTGACCAAGCATCTGGGGGAGGGCGACCCGGAGCCAACACGCATGGAGATTGGCGGTATCGCCCGTGAACACCAAACATGATTTGGTTACCAGTCTCCAGCCGTGTTGGTTGCATAACTGGCTTGCTCGTGCGACTGCTTTACCTGAGATGAGCGCAGGCCAACAACCTACACGCATGGGGATTGCGACACACTGGCGGGTATGAATAGGATTCTCTGCTGGCGGTGTGTAATTTCCAGCCGTGTTGGTGGTGCAGCGGGTTAGCGCCGTTGCCTCCAGTTGGCGTTTCCCGAATCCACTGCTTTATGTGAGCCACCAACTCACTAGCGCCCAGATAGCGAATGAAATACACTACGGCCATCTATTTACATTCGCAAGGGACTACGGGTCATGCCAGAAACCGCCGCAAAGCCATCAAAACGAGCCACAGCAGCTCAAAAGCCGCAAGCCAAGGGTAACGGTGCAGTAGTGCCGGCAAAGGCCGCAAAAGCCCCAAATAAGACAGGCAGACCAAGCAAGCAAACGCCCGAGCTTACGCAGGAGATCTGCCATCGCATCAGTACAGGAGAGCCACTGCTCCAGATATGCAAGGATGACAGGATGCCAGAGCGACGGACATTTTACGATTGGTTGGAGCGCGATGACAGTCTTTCCGCTCAGTTCGCACGCGCACGCGAGGCTGGCTGTGACGCCATGGCCGAGCAATCACTGGCCATCATGGACGGCGAGCCGTTGTCGGTGTTTGATGACGCAGGCAACAAGCGCTACGACTCTGGCTCAATCCAGTGGAACAAAAACCGCGCCGAGCACCGCCTGAAGCTGTTGGCCTGCTGGAACCCCAAGAAGTACGGTAGTAAGGTGCAGATGGGCGGGGATCCCGGGAACCCTGTCAAGATCGAGGTCCAGTCCGAGGCTGACACTTACCTTGCGGCTCTTCTCATGAACGTAGAGCTAAATAAGCAGGTCAGCGCGAATGACTGACATAGCCGAGATCGTGGCTGACCCGGAGACGCAGAAGCACCTTGCGTTGGCCAGCCCCGAGTACCGGCTTGCGTGGGCGTGGCGCATGTCATGGTTTAAGACCCAGCACAAGCACCAGACCCTGCCACCCGGCGCCTGGTGGTCCATCTGGCTGATGCTGGCTGGCCGTGGAGCCGGCAAGACCCGCACCGCAGCCGAGCAGATCGCATGGTGGGCATATGAGAACCCCGGCACGCGCTGGCTGGTGGCCGCGCCCACATCGGCTGACGTCCGGGCTACATGCTTCGAGGGTGACTCTGGCTTGATCACCGTTATACCCAAGTCGCTGGTGGCCGACTACAACAAGACCGCGCATGAGCTGCGCCTGACCAACGGCAGCTTAATCAAGGGTATACCCGCATCGGAGCCAGAGCGCTTTCGGGGGCCGCAATTCCACGGTGGCTGGTGCTGCACCCTCGGCACGATGATTGAACTACCCAACGGTTTGCGCAAACCTATTGAGTCGGTGGTTGTTGGTGACATGGTGATGACCCGATTTGGCCCTCGTCGCGTCCTCGCCTCTCAGGTATCCCGAAACCCAAATGACCTAGCATCTATCGAGTGTGGAGATACGAGCTTGACAGTTACGCTTGATCACCCGATACTTGTTGGAAACCAGTGGATTCCCGCTGGCGACATCAAGCAAGGGGATTTGCTATGGGCTACAAGTATATCGGCGGCAGATACGCGCACAGAGTCATCTATGAGCAGCACAAAGGGCCAATCCCTAAAGGCTGGGTCGTTCACCACAAAGATGAGGACAAGGGCAACAACGACCCTGACAACCTTGAGGCAATGCCTCGCAAGGAGCACCAGCGCCTTCACGCAACTGGTCGGCCAGGTTCTAACGTTCAAAGGCTGGCAGCCAGCAAAACCCTTGAGTCCTTGCGATCGCCAAAGCCAGCCAAGTGCATCCGATGCAGAGCCGACTTCATATCCACTTCTGCCGGGGACGTGGGCAAGTTTTGTTCACGCTCGTGTCTTGAGTCTTGGCGATGCAATAGATTTGTCCCAGAGCAACGCGCCTGCGAAGTATGTGGTGGCGAATATGTCGCTGTTAAGCGGTTTCAGCGCTACTGCTGTAAGCAATGCAACAACAGGTCAACCGTGCGAACCTATCGCACTGAGGCGACTGGAGGTACTGCGCGTCGAACAGTTGCCCAACTCGCTGACGTACAACCTGACAGTTGAGGGAGAGCATGAGTTCATCGCCAACGGCATCGTGGTGCATAACTGCGACGAGCTGGCCGCATGGGACTACATCCAAGAGGCGTGGGATCAGATCCAGTTTGGCATGCGACTAGGCAAGCGCACCCGCATGATCTGCACCACGACGCCCCGACCGAAGGACCTGATCATTGAGCTGATGGGCCGTGAGGGTGACGACGTGGTGATGACCACCGCCTCAACCTACGCCAACCTTGGCAACTTGTCAGACAACTTTCGCAAGCAGATCCTTGCCTATGAAGGGACTAAGCTGGGCCGGCAGGAGATCTACGCCGAGATCATCGACCCCGAGGAGGGCGGTATCGTCAAGCGCGACATGTTCAAGCTCTGGCCAGCCGGGCGACCGTTTCCCAAGTTTGAGTACATCCTTCAGTCTTATGACGTGGCCACCAGCGAGAAGGCGCAGAACGACCCGACGGCCTGCATCACCTTCGGCGTGTTCAAGCCCACCGACGGACCCATGAGCGCCATGATCATCGACTGCTGGCAGGAGCGCATGATGTACCCCGACCTGCGCCCAAAGGTCATCGAGGAGTACGAGACCGTCTTCGGCGAGGGTAAGGACAGGAAGCGCGTCGACCTGCTGCTGATCGAGGACAAGAGCGCCGGCATCAGCCTGATTCAGGACCTTCAGCGTGCCCACCTGCCCGTCCGCGCCTACAACCCCGGCAGGGCCGACAAGCTCCAGCGCCTGAACATCGTGTCCAACATCATCGCCCGTGGCCGGGTGTGGATACCTGAGAGCGACAACCGCAAGGGCTACGTCAAGGACTGGGCAGAGGGCTTCGTGAGCCAGATCTGCTCGTTCCCTGAGACCACGCACGACGACCTCGTGGACGCCTGCACCCAAGCCCTGCGTTACCTGCGCGACGCTGGCTGGCTGGACATCGACCCGCCACCCGACGACACTTGGGATGAGGACGACTATGCCGACACTGGCCGAACAAGAAAGGTGAACCCCTATGCAGTTTGACGCTCCCAGGGTACAGATGTGCGCCAACCGCTTTGAGTTGATAAGATCATGGGGTGAGCCTGTCAACAAGGCGTGGGCGCGTGACATGTTAGAGCGCTGGCTTAAGCGGCGGGTGGACTTGACAGATGCCACCGTTTATGATTTAGCAGTACAAACAAAGGGCGAGCATGATTAGCCACACAAATTCGTTCAAGCCATTAAAGCCGATCAAGTCAATTGACCTGCCTAAAATCAAAGACATGGGTGACACACCCAAGAGGAAGCAGCAGTCCCTCAAAGAGTGGAGCATGGCCGGCGGTGGAGTTCCGGATCAGTACAAAGGCCGTGAGCACGTCTGGCACAAGAAGGCGCAAAGGTACGCAGAGGGCGGCATTGTCCGTATGGCTGAAGGCGGCGGAACATACAAGATGAAAGCCTACGAGCCAAAGGGCGGGGTCAACCGTAGAACAATTGATGTTCCCGGCGTTGGCCCGGTAGAGATGTTTTTTGACGAGCCAAACAAGCGCATTGTTGTAAGCGACGAGGGTTATTGGAACCCAAAGTCACCTGTCGGTGAAGACCTCGACAAGGCGGTAGAGTGGGCGCACAGTCAAGGCTATAAGGCCGGTGTTGCCCTTACGCCGTACTCATCCAAAAACGTCATCGCCAATATGGGCATTCAAGAATCCTCACCGGGTGCGACTGATGACCAGTTGCGTGCTTACGTTGACGCAGTGGACTTCGTTGTGACGGACCCGTACATTGATGGACGGACGTTGTCAAAAGAGACCCAACAGGTGCTGATTGATTTCACTAAAGACGTTGGCGACTACGCAAACAGCAAAGGCAAAGACACTTGGCTGTATATGCAAGCCTTCGCTACGCCTGACATTCCCCATGAAAATCTTTCATCTTTCAATCAAAAGTTAATTGACGCCACAAAAGACATATACAGTACCGCCTCGTTCTTTAACGCATATGAGTTTGGACCTGCTGAAACTTCGGGCGTAACGCAGTTAGACACTAGCCCGTTCTTTGAATATATCAATGGTCCAGACGCGCCGGCCAACTCAATTAACCAAATCAAGCCAGTCACAACGTACACGCCCCGGCCTACTGATTTGGAAACTGCGCCGGAAACGCAAATTACGCCTTTTACATACGACCCCTTTACATTCAATCCGTTCACAACAGAATCGTTCTTGCCGGGGACGTTTTTAACTCCCTATGGACTGCCGGAATCGCAGCCAATTACATCGTCTACATCAAACCCCTTTACAACAGAATCGTTCACGACAGAGTCTTCCGCACCGGAAACGACTATGCCTGCCGGTGGACTGCCAACAAGCGCCGCCAGTCAACCAGTGGCACAGGTCAATCCTTTTGACTCAACGCCACCCACACAGTCAGCCGGGTATCTTAGAAGCACTGGAGAGGGTGGTTACGGCCTTAACTCGTACTACGACGAAATCAACGCTTACCTTGCTAACCACAGCCAAGATGAGATTCAGCAGGCAATGGGTACTTTCGGCGTAAGCCAATCCGACATTGACGCGGCTAAAGCCTACCAAACGCCCCCGGCAACGGTTGCCCCTCCCACCTTCACTCCGGGCAATGATCTAAATCTTGACAGCAATGTGCGGGACGCCATGAATGCTGGCGTCTTTGCCAAAGGCGGCGCGGTTCGCATGGCCAAGGGTGGCAGCGCTAAGGACGCCGTCAAGGCCGGCCTGAAGAAACTGTTTGGCAAGGCCGACGAAGCGCCCAAAGGTGTTGAACCTATCATTGTCCGAACGCCTGAGGAGCGGGCCGACGTCTGGCACAAGAAGGCGCACAACTACGCCAAGGGCGGCGCGGTCCAGCACTTTGATGGTGGCGGTATGGCGCAAGCCGCCGTTAAAGAAGTGCTGGGCAAAGGGGCAAAAATCCAGTATGGCCAAGCAAAGCCTAACAGGGACACCATGTATCGCGGCGACTACGAGGCTATGGGCGCAAGACCGTCTTCAGCCGAGTCCATAGAGATGAGAAAACGCCTGAAGGCAATGGACGTGAGCTTTCCTCGAGTGCCTTCTGGATCGCCCAAAAAGCCTCTCTCTGGGCTTGACGCTCTAGCCAATACTGCTCGTTAAGTATCTTGATATGCGCCCAAGCCTCTGCCTCAGTATCAAACTCTTCCCCAATGTAAGGGGGGTCTGCTTTGGTGTTCAAAACGCCCCAACCAAAACCAGTACCGCGAACCGTATACGGATACTTTTTAAACATATTGTGTGTGAGACGCATACCTCAAATGTAACACAGGATTAAACAACATGGCCACGCAATTCCCAATAGACCCAGAATTCAACCGCTTCGTTGGCGGCAATCCCAATCAAGACGCTGAGTCCGGTGATGAAGAAGGGGCGCAGGTCGTTGACATGCCGGGCATGGAAAACGCCGAGCTAGAAGAGCTGCCAGACGGTAGCGTTGTCGTGACCATGGACACCAAAGGTCCAATGGAGGACGAGGACTTCTATCAAAACTTGTCCGACAGCGACCTGATCATGGACATGGACTTGAGTGCGCTGGCCCTGCGTTACATCGAGCTGGTGGAAAAAGACAAGGACGCCCGCAAGCAGCGCGACAAGCAGTACGAGGAGGGCATCAAGCGCACGGGTATGGGCAATGACGCACCCGGCGGAGCCAACTTCAACGGCGCATCCAAGGTCGTTCACCCCGTAATGGCCGAGACCTGCATCGACTTTGCTGCCCGGGCTATCAAAGAGATGTTCCCGCCAGACGGTCCGACCAAGACCAAGATCTTGGGCGAAGTCACCGAGGACAAAACGCAGATCGCAGAGCGCAAACGCGACTACATGAATTGGCAGCTGACGGAGCAGATAGAGGAATTCCGCGACGAGCAAGAGCAAATGCTGACGCAGCTCCCGCTTGGTGGATCGCAGTACATGAAGCTCTGGTACGACGAGAAGAAACGCCGCCCCTGCGCCCAGTTCTTGCCTATTGACAACGTGCTTTTGCCCTACGCGTCTGGCAATTTCTACACCGCCGAGCGTTTTACCGAGGTGGACGACATCTCCGACTGGGATTACAAGCGCCGAGTGAACTCTGGCTTGTACCGCGAGACCACAATGACTCGCGCCACCATGGACCCAGAGATGACTGGGGCGCAGAAGGCCACAAACAAGGTCGAAGGCAAGTCGCAAAACGACAACGAAGACGCCGTTCGCCGCGTCTACCACATCTACACATGGCTTGAGCTGGAAGACGACCCCGAGACCAAGGGCGAGATGGCTCCGTACATCTTGATGGTTGACGATTTGTCGACCGAGGTGATAGGCCTGTACCGGAACTGGGAAGAGGGCGACGAGACAATGACCAAACTGGACTGGGTCATTGAATTTAAGTTCATCCCATGGCGCGGTGCTTACGCAGTTGGCCTGCCGCAGCTCATTGGCGGCCTCTCAGCGGCACTTACCGGGTCTTTGCGGGCCTTGCTGGACTCTGCTCACATCAACAACGCTGCAACGCTCCTGAAGCTCAAGGGCGGCAAGATCTCTGGCCAGTCCCAAGAGATCGAAGTCACGCAGGTGGTGGAGATTGAGGGAGCGCCTGGTGTAGACGATGTGCGCAAGATCGCCATGCCTATGCCTTTCAACGGCCCATCGCCTGTGCTTTTCCAGCTTTTGGGCTGGTTGACCAGCGCCGCCAAAGGTGTAGTGACCACAGCAGAGGAAAAGATCGCCGACGTTAACTCCAACACACCGGTTGGCACAACTCAGGCGCTGATTGAGCAAGGCGCAGCCGTATTCAGCTCTATTCACGCCCGTTTGCACGAGTCTCAGGGGCGCGTGCTTAAGGTTTTGAGCCGAATTAACCGCTGGTATTTAGACGACATGCAGCGTGGTGAGGTTGTGGAGGATCTGGAAGTCACCCGCGAGGATTTTGCCCGCGTGACCGATGTGATACCGGTCTCGGACCCGCACATCTTCAGCGAAACCCAGCGTATGGCGCAAACCCAAGCGGTTATGGCCATCATGAAGGACAACCCGGAACTGTTCAACAAGAAAGTGGTGATCCAGCGCTTCTTAAAACAGATCAAAGTGCCCGGCATCAACGAAATCATGGTTGACGTGCCCTCGCCAGTCAAAATGGACGCGGCCAACGAGAACGTGGCCATGGCAATTGGTCAGGCTGCCTACGCCTACCCCGAGCAGGACCACCTTGGCCACATCCAAGCGCATTTGGATTTTGCAAAGAGTCCAATTTTTGGTGGCAACCCCATCATTGCTCCAGCCTACCTGCCTAAATCGGTCGAGCACATCAAACAGCACATCGTGCTGTGGTACTTAAACCGCATGACGGGCTACGTTCAGAAGGCCATGGGTGAGAAGCTTGAGGACTACAACTTGCAGAAGGACCCCAAGGCGGTGGACAAGCTGTTTGCCTTGGCGTCGCAGCACGTTGAGATGGACGCGGATCAAACGCTCAAAGGCATCATGCCTGTGATCCAGCAGTTGATGCAAGGACTCCAGCAATTCAAGCCACAGCCACAGATGACGGCAGACACCAAGGTGCTGCTGGACACCAGCATGGCCGAGACCCAGCGCCGCGCCAAACGCGACGAGGCAGAGATGGGACTCAAGGACAAAGCCTTGGCCGCCAAGATTCAGATGGACATGGCCAAGCTGCAACAAGACCAGCAAGAGGCAATGGAAGAGCTGGAAATGCGTCTGGCCATTGCAACCAGCGACCAAGACATGAAAGAACGCATTGAAACAGCCCGCCTAACGCGCGATGCGGCAAAGCTCAATTTCGAGCAGAGCAAGGCTGAACCAACCCAAGGAGCTAACTATGGCAACCAGTGATCGTATTGCAAGTTTTTCAAGGAGTAAAACATGAAAACTGATACCGAACAGAAGAGTGTGCACGTGCCCCAGCACAAGCGCATGGCAATGGGCGAAAAGCTCGACGGCCAAAGCATGAAGGGCGGCAGCACCGCTCCAACCAAACAATCAGGAGGCTTATCACAGGCTAAGAAAAAATGAAAACCCTTTCGGATTTGATTGGTGGAATTAAGGCTCGTCAAGCTGAAATAGCTTCTTCCCTCGTTGCTGGCAATGCAGCGAACTGGGAGTCTTACGTCCGACTGGTCGGTCATAACGCGGGCTTACAAGAGGCCCTCGAGATCCTAAACAACCTGATGAAGGAAGATGAGAATGAGTAATAACCCGGTAGCTTCTAACGAAGCTGAGATGGCTTGGGCATTTCCGAGCGTAGATCCCGGTGCAAAACCTCTTGGTGGACGACTGTTAGTTCAGCTCCGCCGTACCAAAAAGACGACAACTGCATCTGGAATTATTTTGGTTGAAGAAACCAAAGAAACCGAAAAGTGGCAAAACATGGTGGCTAAGGTCATCGAGGTCGGACCGCTGGCATTTAAGCATCGTGACACGATGATGGGTTGGCCTGAAGGATCTTGGTGTGCAGTGGGAGACTTCATCCGAGTCCCTAAATGGGGTGGTGATCGTTGGGAAGTCCCCGTCCCCGGCGAGGCCAACGAAGAGCGTGCCTTGTTTATGGTCCTGAACGATCACGAGGTGATTGCGAAGCTGACCGGTGATCCACTTGCTATGAGGGCATTCCTATGAACACAGAAGTCAAAGAAAAGATTGAAGATCTCAACGTCGTTGAGGAAAAAGACGGCTCCGTCACCGTGGACTTGCCAGACCATATGGCTGACCACGCAAATGACGGGCTTGAAACTCATCAGGACAACGACGGTGATATCGACCACCCTGACGACACTGATGCGGTCCGAGAGGCAAGGCGCAATCGCCGCCGCGCCAAGAAGGACTACATCAAGCGCACCAACGAGGAGAAGGACCAAAACCTAATCTTGCTGCGCCGTCAAAATCAGGAAATGCAAGACCGCCTTGCCGTTTTGGAACGCAAGACGCAAGGCGCGGACATGGCCCGTTACGACAAGGCTATGGAGGACGAGGAGTACCGTCTGCGGTACGCCCAGCAGAAAATGCAAGAGGCGACGGACAACTCTGACGGCTCGGCATTTACCAAAGCCCAAGAGCTTTGGTACGACAGCCGGCGCAAGCTGGAGGCCATGCACAGCTACAAGGAGCAGGTTTCCCGCGCCAGCTCACAGGAGTCAGCGCCAGCCAATCCGAAGCTTGTTCGCTTGGCCAATGGCTGGATGGAGCGCAATTCTTGGTATGACCCAGAGGCTGGAGATGAGGATACTCAGATTGCCAAGGTCATTGACAACCGTCTGGTTGCCGAGGGCTGGGACCCCTCTACCCAAGATTATTGGGATGAGCTTGACAACCGCTTGCAAAAACGGCTACCACACCGTTATACTAGAAACACCGATGAGCCTTCCAGAAGGAGTCCCCGAAGTGTGGTTACAGGATCGAGTCGTGAATCGTCCGGTCGCGTTAATGGCAACCAATTTGTTTTGGAACCTGAACAGGTCCGAGCAATGAAGGATGCAGGTTTTTGGGATGACCCAGAAAAACGCAACAAGATGATCAAACGATACGCTATTGAAGCACGCAATAAAAGGAGCTAAACATTATGGATTCTCGTCTAAAGAAAACCCTCAACGCAGGTGGCCGTGAAAGCCGATCTTCACAAGATTTATCACGAGCCGCCCCCGAAGAGGCGTTCATTTCAAAGCAGGAACGTCGCAAGATGTGGAGCGATGAATGGACACAAAGTGCGCTGCCGAAGGTTCCGGATATTCCGGGATGGCATCTTTGCTGGTTATCAACCACCAACGGCTACGACAGTATTGATAAGCGGATGCGATTGGGTTATGTTCCCGTGAGAGCGGATGAGTTTCCCGGATTCGACAATTACCGCGTAAAGGCTGGCGAAGACATTGGTTTTATCGCGTGCAATGAGATGCGCTTGTATAAGCTTCCAATGGAAGTCTATCAAGAGGTCATGACTCAAATGCACCATGACGCGCCCAATGAGGAGTCTGACAAAGTTCAGGTCCAAGTTGAGCAGCTTCAAGGAAACCGCGATAGCTCAGGCAAGAGTCTGGGAAGTGTTGAAGGCGAAGGCTTTGGCAATTTAAACCGAAGTATCCAAACTCCCGTATTCCACGGGTGAGGATTTAACAAAGGAGTTATTTATGAGTGCAACCTCTACTCCGTTCGGCCTGCGTCCTTCGTTCCACCCATCGGGTCTGGATCGCGCTGTGGCGCTCGCAAGCGGTATCGCATCTGGTTACAACACTGGCATTCTTAAAGGCCAGCCTGTAGCCCTTGACACGTCTGGAAATATCATTGCAGCCACTGCCGGCAGCGCCTTTCAAGGCGCTTTTGCTGGTCATGAGTTCACTGATACTACGGGCCGTCGTCTGGTCAGCAATCAGTGGGTGGCCAATACCGCCTACCAAGCTGGCTCTGAAGTGACATATTACTACTCTGACCCGAATATCGTTTACGACATTCAGGCCAACGGTAGCTTGGCTCAAACCTCGATTGGTGATCAAGCCAACTTTGCAAGCATCGCTGCTGGTTCCACGACCACAGGCTTGTCTCAGTGCATGATTTCCACCTCTTTGGTGGGTTCGGGCAGCGTCGGTGACCTTCGGGTTATCGGTCTTTCTAACGGCGTTGATAACGCTTGGGGCGATGCTTTCACGGTAGTGCAAGTACAAGTCTCTCGCAGTCAATTCGTTGCAACCATTAACGCCATCTAAGGAGTCCAATCATGGCAGCACCAATGCGCAGTACGGACTTTAGAAGCATCGTTGAACCAATCCTCAATGAGTGCTTCGATGGAGTCTATGACCAACGTACCGATGAATGGTCACGGGTTTTCCGTGAGCAGGACGGTATTCCACGCAACTACCACGAAGAACCAGTCCTTTACGGATTTGGAGCCGCGCCTCAACTGCCTGACGGAACTCCTGTTTCGTACCAGCAGGGTGGTGTTCTCTTCTTGCAACGCTATGTGTACAACGTGTTTGGCTTGGCCTTCGCGTTGACCAAGGTATTGGTTGAAGATGGCGACCACATCCGCATCGGTCAGGTTTATGCACGGCACTTGGCACAGTCTTTGAT